TTGAAGCTTGAATTTGTGAAATCAAGCTTTGACTGCGTTAGCGCATTGAGTGGTGAGTAGTCGAACTTGATGAGCGCTCTTGAAAGCTCGACCTTATCAGTCGAGTAAGGCTCATTCGCAGAGCCCGTCAGCGTGGACTCATCATACAACTTGAACAAGTCAATTGTTCCAGCCCTTCCGACGTTTGCATCGGAGGCAGAGAATTGGTTGTTGATGATTTTGTTCGTGATGTACGTATCAGAAGATGCTGTAAGATTGAGTATCACAGGACGCTCCCGATAATGTCAGTGTTTGGGAACTTGACTTCGAATATCGAATTTCTTGGAGGAACAATCACTCCGTTCAGGAGATTGGCATTCAGATCAAAGACTTCACCTGAGTATGAAACGTCATTGACTGTTCCAAAGAAGTTTCTAAACCTCAATGTCGGAAGTGCCTGGACTCCCGGTGTGTTCAAGATTGAGAAGATGATGTCTGATTCTACGATAGGTTCACCAACTTGGAAGTTCTGAGTTCTTAGCAAGGCTTTCAGGTTGTTGATAACGTTTGTGACTGTCACAACCTTGTTTGCATTCTGCCTGACCCTAATCGTGAAGTCAACGCCAAAGTTGATCACCTTCGCGTCTTTGATCTCGATAGACTCGCTAACAAGCCTGAACTCATTGAGATATGACCGAAGGTTGAGCTTTAACGTGTCGCTAGCTGGTGCAAGCTTTCCGGCCGAGTCTTTGCAAATGATGTACAGATCACTGGAAAGATTGTTGTCACCGCTTGGTGAAACACCAGCCCTGAAGACCCGACCGAACTGCGCAGGTAGCGTATAGACTCTTGCAAGAAGATCTTCCCTGGTCACGATCCTGTTCTGCGAGTTTATCGCGGAAGGAATCTTTGCTCTCAGCTCCTCAACAGTGAGTGCATCATCACCGCCGGTCGCGGGATCGGGATTCGTAACAGTTGCATTTGCCCTAATTCTTGTCACTGCCGCAGCAGTTGCAGATGATGGGAAAATTGTCTGCAGTGAGCTAACCGTTACGATCGTGTTTGCAGCGACGTTTGTGTTCAGGCCACCGCCTGAAAGATACGTGATCGTGAGTGTCGTTCCTCTCGGTGAAACGCCAAGTGAGTTTGATTCAAGCAAGTTCTTTGGATCGATTGCGAATTTCTTGAATGTCGTTGTCCCGACAAGGGGAAGGGCTAACTCTGACGGATCTGAGAGCACATCATCCTGCACCGACTTACCGTCGCCCGAACCAAAACGAAGTGATGTCAACCTTGTCGTTAGGCTTGTCGATGTTGTGAAACGATATGGCGCTGGAATCACCTCGAGGTTTGAGGATGCAAACGAACCATCCAGTGGACGATCTGTTGAGACAGCCTTAAACACATTGTCTTGACTGAGATCATCGACCTCATAGTAGTCATTTCCGTCCGAGTCAAAAACTCCGATGATTGAAGAAACGTCTGCATTCGCTAAGGTGACGGTCCTGAAGGGAATGAATGTGTTTGAGATTGAGACGTTCTCTGTTATCAGGCTTCCTGCAGCAACGGGAATTTGCCTTGTGATATCGAAGGTTGCAGGTGATCCATCTGCATTGACTGTTGCAACTTCAACGGTTCCAAGAAGCTGGCCAAGGAAGTCTGTCTTTGCAAAGTCAACATCTTCAAGGGTAACGAATGTTGATCCCCCTCCTGTAAACTCCGTCCCAATCAAGACTTTCGGAAGTTGTGAAGTGTCAGGAACGACTAACCCGGTTGACTGTGTTGTTCCGTCGACTGTGATCGTAAAGTTTACGTTCGTCGATGCGGGTGACTTTCCCCTAACCTTCACACCAGCATTGCGAAGGTGGTTCTCGATATTGATGAGCTCTGTCGCCCTTGTGTAGTCTAGCTCATTGAACTGGTGATCCATGTAAAAAGACATGGTATCACCAACAAAAGCTCCAAGGTCGACTAGAAGACCACCCAGTGATGCCTCAGAGAAGTCCTGAATCTTATCGGGAAAGAAGATCCTTGCGTACTCAATGAGCTGTGCCCTGAACCCGTCAAAATCACGGGCCAGGTAGTTTCTCTGAATCGTATTTCTAAATTTCTGTGCCACTATCCACCCGCATGTAAGATGACTTCGATCTTCTGGTCAAGAGCATTCAGCTTCGGAATGGAATAAGTAATCCTTACACCCGTCATCGATAAGTCTTGTTCGGAAGCGCCAAGCGTGAATGGTTCGAATGTCTGAGGCTCAATAAACGGCATGTACTTTCTGACTGCTGACGAGATTCTCCTGATCGCCTCTGAGTCAAAATCTTCTGAACCGAGATTGAAAAGGAGTGGTCCTAGGTTTGCGCCAAAGTCGTAAAGGCCGACCCGTTCACCATGATTCGTCAGAAGGAGATTCTTGAAATTGTCTTTGATGTTATCAAGTGCGACCGTGTGCATCTCGAACAGGCCTTCTCCGGTTGAGAATTGCACAGGGGTCTTGATACCGATCGGGGGCCTTCTTACAACAGTCTCTCTTTGTTCTGTTGCTTCTTGACTTGTCTGACCGACAGACTTGAAGCTGTAAACTTTTCGATTACCAGAAGGCACATTTCACCTCATCCATAACTATACAGATCGTGGAGTGCTCCGATCAACCTGTTAGCACGTCGTCTGCATCTGCATCGTTAACAGCTTTTGCTATGGCATCTGCAATCGATTGGGCCAAAACGTCAATTGAAGCTTTCACATCAGGTTGCTGATCTTCCGGGACGCTGTTGAGGAAAGCTGATGCTATCTCGAATGCTAGGGTTCCAGCCCCTGTTTCTTCTGTCGTATCGCCTGCGTTGACTGGCATTTACTCTCCAAAAATTCTTTCTGACTTGATGTCATCCATCTGGTCTTTCTGACCCTTTGTCCCTGAAGCGCTATAACCGGCAATCTGTCCATTTGCGGTTGCCAGCGCAGGGTTAGGCCCGCCATAACCAGGTGTCACATTAGCTGCACCACCAACTCCGCCGGTTGCTGTTTCCACAATCCCTGCAAGGTCTTCAATGTCGCCAGCGATTTTATCAAGAGTCTCATTCATGTAAGCTTCAAAATCGCTGAAACGCATGTAAGGTTCTGCTCCGTCAACTGCACCTGAACCTCCATCATTGCCGGCGCGGCCAATGAAAATCTTGGCACCGCTAATTTGGATGTTGCCTTCAGGTGTAATCATGATCGTCGCGAGGTCTTCGTTCGCAGAGCCTTCCTTCACAATCCTGATGCTTCCGTTGATTCCGTTGTCATCATCTTTTCTTGCAACTATTCTAACATTATCAGACTTCATGATAACGAAAGGCTCAGACTGAACTTGAGGATACTCACCTTCAAATGCAGTTGGCAAGGTATCGCCTTCGATAAGCCCGAGCTTCGCATCACCGTTAGTGTTCATGGAAACGTAAACTCGACTGGAATCCCGGACAAAATCAGGGTCACCCTCGGCCGGGTTCAAGAAGAACTTATCTGTCTCAGTTTCACCCCTAGCATTATCGACAGACTTTGGCGATGTATTCGAAGGGTCAGATCCTGGATCTGCAAGAAAACGTCCGCGACCAGCAACTACGTCGATGCTTCCTGCTAGAACCCTCTCTCTTTCCCCATCTGTCTTCGAGGCGTTTGATGTTTCGCTATCACCAGGAGATTCATCTGCACCCCAACCCCTGTCGTCACTCATCAAAATGAGCGTGTTGTTTGAACCCTGAAGTGCGAGGTCGCCTGGTCGGCGTGTGAAACGAGGAACCGTCTCTGGTGTGAACGAAAGCCCTGATGCTGACTCTGTGACAATCGTCTCGTATGTGTCATCGATCCCAATTGTTCTATTTGCTTGCGTCCCATCGCCATTCGGGAATGCCGGTTCCACCCCTTCTGCGCCAGGAAGAATCTGTCGATCCAGATGTGTGTAGTTGATATCATCAATGAACCCAGGACCGACGATTCTTGACATCCAATAGAAGTATGGGCTTCCTGGATTGTCGTTGTAGACCCAGATTTGCTCACCCGGCTTAACGGGAAACTGAATGTGTGGTGAAAAGAACGGAAAGCAAAGAGAGGGTGTTAGCGTTCCTTTTCCTGCTCCGCTCGTAACAATCTGAACCTTCAACGTGTTTCTTGGGATGAGGACGCGAAGCTTTGCAGCGTCGTCTGCTTCCGGATCAAAGGCAGGAACGCTGGCATTTCCGGAAAGAATTCCTGGGTTGGAGATTTCTGAAAACAGCGACATAAGCTCATCATCTGTTAGATAGCTGGGATCTGCAATTAGGTCAATCACAACCGCACGTAGAAACGGACTTCCAGAGCCTCCGCTTTGCTGAACTCTATTCGTCGTTGCTCTAGATTGTGAGCTTCCGATATCTTGTGCGCGTCCCATTCAGCTTCCACTAATTGCTGTAAATACGTCGTCTGCGTCAATCTTCGATGACTTTGCTTCTTCTCTTGCAATGAGCTCAGCTAGCTTCAGAATCTGCTCATTTGACTTGCACATTCTTTCAAGGTACTTCGCCATGATTGAACCTGCAGCGACATGCTCTTGTGTCCCGCCGTTCATGCTCATGTATAGCTGAGTATAGAGAGCATTAGCAGCCTCCCTATCGGATACAGCATTTTCATAGATCTCTTTCCACAAGAGCTTCTTCTTATCTTCAAGGCTCTCTATGCTATCAAGAAGATCTCCAAATGACTCAATTTTCTTTCCTAGCTTCTCAAGCCGCTTTACTGCATTGTCTCTTGCTTTTGACATCATGGCTCCTAGAACATATCAAACTCGTCGTTTTCCCTGATTGCGTTGTACTTCACTCTAATCGACCCCAAGGCCTTCGACAACTGCTTTCTGTCCAGGCCGCTAATTTCGCGGACGTAGACGAACACTGCACGCTTGTTCAAGAAGTCCAGGGTCTCAACATTCTCGAACATCGTTATGATCGCATTAATGCAAGCAGTCTCATGCTCTGAGCTGACCTGATCCTTTATCGCCTTCATTGCTTCTATGATCTGAAGTCTTGACTCATGCTTGTCTAGGTTCTCATCCGCTGACGGAATGACCTGGTGGTACATGATCTGTTTCTTGTCTTTTGCGCTCAAAAGATCCCTGTTCTCAAATGACACATTTCTCTTGACTCTCTTCTGGCGCTTCTTTGCATTCATGATCAACCAGTTCTTCGCGACCACGTTGAAATACGAGAAAGCCTTTGTACCCTTTTCGCTGTTCCACTTGTGGATAGTCTCGAACAGAAACGAAACGCAATCTGACTGCATATGCCTCGTGTTCTCATAGGGATTGTGAAACCCATAGACGAATATGAGGCTCTCGACAAGCTTTTCGAACGCATACTTGATTTGTTCGTTGTACAGCTTCTCCTTCTCAAGCTGCGTTTCAGCATTTTGGTACTCGATAATCGCGGCCTGGGTCTCCATCGTGAAGTACATGTTACGCTTTCCAGATCGGCGACGCCTAATCTTTCTCTTAACTTTCTTCGTCAACTGTTTCCTCCACGCGCCCGACGGCAGCTGCAACTTCGAGAATCGCGTCGCGACTAACTTCGATGTCCTTCAAGACCTGCCTAACTTCCTTGCTGTCATAGAACAGAGGAATCTTCAAGATCTGATCGATTGATGCGTATCTTTCATCAAGTATATCTAGCGACTTTTCGATCTGCTCAGTGACGTAAAGTAGCTTTCTTGCAAAAAAT